ATGGCTCAGATGACCGCAGCGCTTGTGCGCGAACAGGGAGTGACGTTCGCAGTCGTGATCGTCAAGAACCACGTGGTTCAGTCACAGCAACAATCGACGGCCACCATCCGCGCCGTCTCGGCTTCTCTCGGCTGCCCTCTCGTTGTCCTGATGGGGGAGACCAACAAACAACTGAGAGGCAACCGGAGTGACGTGGTTCGGTTTGTTGCCAACCTGAATCCCGCACGTCTTCCGTGGAAAAAGTGGACCGTGTAGGAACGGTCTCAGCCAGAAGGCTCAGCGCGTCGTTTAATGCTTCTCTACAAACGGCGCGCTCGACCGCATCCATTGGCACAAGGACGTTGCCGTCCTCTCCAACCTCTAGCAGTAGCCGTCCATTGCATGTGATGCTCAAGCTCATGGGCACCCCTTAATACACAACGGTTAAGATAGTCCAAACATTTTCCGTGGCCAGCCGCCACCCAACAGCTCCCGCGTCCAGCCGGACATCGACCGCATCCGCGCACGATACTCCGGGGCCAGGGCCTGCCAGGCAGGCCGGAAGGTCTCGCAGGCCTTCCAGGGCTGGCGCCCTTCATCCCAGTAGTGCGGGCGGTCATCCATCGGTACACCGCACAGGACGACCCGGTCGAACCCCATGTCGATCAGCGCCACCTTGGCCGCGAACAGGCCGGATGATCCGGATCTCGTCTGGCCCGGGAACTTGTAGGGGATGAACTCCACCCCCTCGGGCAGTTCCTTGCCCGCGTGACAGCGCCCCGCCGCACCGTGGCCCAGGTGGCGCCGCGCGGGCGGATAGCCGCGATCGGCGCGTCCCTGAACCCAGCCCTTGCCGATCCAGTGCGTCGCGTGCAGCGACACCCAGGCGTCCAGCTCTCCCGGCCAGACCATGCCCGCATCGTTCGCCGCGATCGCGCCGTCGACCGGGCCGCCATAGGCGGCGATGTCGTCCTGCAGCGTGTCACCGCCGCCCAGCACAAGGCAGGTTCTCATCTCAGCAACTCCGGAACGATGGTGCGGACGTCATGGTGCGCCTCGACCCAGGCGCGCGCGGGCGCGGCACCGCGGGCGGCCGCCACAACCTCGGACAGGTCGGGCGTGATCCCGCCCCGACCCGAATAACTGTTGTGCATCTGGCGGGTCAGGTCGCCGTCCAGCAGCGCGCGCTGGTAGGCGGATCGGTGATCGTAGAGCACGACCGGCGCACCGCAGGCCATCGCCTCCAGCGCCGCGCGGCCCGTCGCCCAGACCACCGCCGCCTGGCGCAGGACACAGCGCGCCGGCACAGGCCGCGCGTCGCGCAGGTGAAGATACCGCAGGCGCAGCCGCGCGGCGGCCTGCGGGCAATGGGTGCGCGATCCGCGATAGCTGAACCGCACGGCCAGCGCCGCGCCCCGGTCCTCTCCGGGCGTCCAGAACGCCAGGTCGATGGGCTGGCGCAGGACATCGGCGGCAGCGCCCCAGTGATCGCGCACGCCCTCGGACACGCAGATGACCCGGTCCGCTGGCCCGGGGCGTTCCGCCTCGATGATCCCGTGACTGACGTTGATCACGCGGGCGCAGAGCGGCGCCAGGTGGCCGGTCTCGGCCCAGTTGGCTAGGATGCCCAGATCACAGGGCGGCGGCGCGTGGCGGCCAGGTTCCCACAGGATCACGGAATAGCCGAGGCGGCGCAGCTCTGCCGCCACCGTGTCGATCCAGGACTGCAGCCCGCCGATGGGGCGCCGCCCGCCGGGCACGAACTTGCCCGCCAGCAGAACCCGCATCAGAGATGATGCCCCACGCCGATGCCCGGACGCCCGGGCCAGGACTTGATCCCCGTCACCCCGCGCGGCTCCGGCCGCCACAGCCTCTTGGCAAAGCCGAAATGCCGCCAGAGCCGCAGGTCGATCCCGGTGGCACCTGTCCGGCAGCATTCGGCCAGCGCCTCGATCGCGCGCCCGCGCAGCGCGGTGCTGCACAGGCTGGCGTGCCGGTCGTTGCCCATGTCGCGCCGGGCGCCGGTCAGGCGGTTGATGTAGAGGCTGTGCGACTCGCCCACCAGGTCCGCCAGGTCCAGCCGGTGATCGCAGGCCTCCAGCCACCAATCGGCATAGGCATCGTCATCCTCGATCACCGCGACGCGCCCGCTGCAATACGGCAGGCCATGCAGGATGTTGCGCGCCAGCGTGTTCTGCCCGGGCTGCCAGCAGGGCTCCGGGCGCAGGTGCAGGATCTCCCAGCCGGGGATCTGCGGCGTGGGCATCGGCTCTGGCCCGTCATCGACGATGACCCAGCGGGCGGTCACGGTCTGCGCGGCCATCTGGGCAACACAGGCGGCAAAGGCCTCGGGGCGGGCGCCGGTGGGCGTCAGGGCAGTGATCATCGCGCCAGCTCCGCCCGCCGCGCCGCACTCGCCGGCGTGTGATCGGCGCAGCGGGCGCGGGTCCAGACACCGGCCGCGCAGCCGCGCGCGACGGTTTCGTCGATGCGCTCCTGGTCCTCGATCGTCAGGCCCTGCGCGCCGGGCAGCGCGTCACCGAGGGTCGCTGACAGGCCCGGCACACTCTCCGGCTGCGAAATCCCACAGGCCCCCAGCAGCAACACAGTCGCGGCGGCCCAGCTCCGCCCAGATCGCGGCTTTCGTGGCATCGTCATTCTCCTGTTGGATGTCCCGGGCGTGGTCGCGCCGCCCCAGCGCGTAGATCCCGGCGGCGAGGCTGGCGGCCAGCGCCAGCGCGATGGCAAGGCGGGTCATGCCTCGATCTCCGGTAGGTCGACGGTCTGCCCCGCCAGCTGGTGCGTGCTGTCTGGCAGGAACCGGATGCGGCCTTCCTCGACAAAGCTGTGACAGACGCGGGCGGGCCGATCTGCCGCCGTGAACTCCTGCCGGTGGTTGATCGAGGGCGACAGCGTGGGCCGGTCGAGATCGCCGTTGAAGGTCCAGCACGGACGGCCCGGGCCGGTGTTGAGCATATGCGTCCAGCCGCAGCCGGGGCATTTGAACGAGACGACGCTGCCGCGGGCGATGATGCGGGTCATCCGCGCACCTTCAGGCAGGCGATGTTCTTCCGGTCGATGTCATGCTGTTCAACCAGTTTGGCCTTTGCAGCCTCGCAGAGGGTTTCCGTTTCGAACTCGACCTGCACGATGTCCATGCCGATGTACCAGACCATGACCCACAGCATCACTTCCACACCACCTTCAAGACGCGCGCCAGGACCAGCAGGCCGAGAGCAGCGGCCAGGAACAGGCCCAGCCCCCAGGCCGCATCCAGCGCCCAGGGCGGCGCGCTGTCGATCACGCGGGCGCCGCCATAGCCCGTCCCTGCCCCACCCAGCACCTTGGTCGCCTCCTTCAGCGAAGTGTCGATGCGCGAGGTGACCGGGTCCTTGGGGTCCGGCTGCGGCGCGGCGCGGATCTGGCGCAGGGCGGTCATGACTTCGTCGATGCTGGCGTGCGCCTTGTTGAGCCCGTCACCCGCGTAGTAGCTCTGCCCGGCCCGCACGGTGCGCCCCTTGACCTGGACGTCATGCGGCACCGGCAGGCTGGCCCATTCTTTCGCCAGCGACAGGGCGAAGGCCTCGAGCGCCATGCGGCCGGCCAGGAAATCGTCCAGGCCCCGGCGCCGCAGCAGCCCCAGCGCCAGCCGGTCCTGCGTGGCCCGGTCGTACCGGGCGGTCAGGGGCACGCCCGCCTCGCGGTAGAGCCCGCGCAGCGTATCCTCGAGGATCTGGTAAGCCCCCGCCGCCTCGCTGTTGTACCGGCGGTCGATGCTGTCCTGCCAGTCCAGCACCTGCCCCACGGTCAACTCGACCAGCGGGCGCGGCGGGTGATCCTGCGATTTGATCCCGCCCCAGACGGCGCCGTAATCGTCGGCGCTTTCGTGCAGGCGCAGAACCGCCAGCAGCGGTTCGACCGCCGCGATGGTCTTGTCGGTCATGCCGATGCTCCTCTCATTTGTCGGATGTGTCGTCGCGGATCTCGCGGGTCAGCGCGGGCGTCAGGATCGCGCCCCAGCGCTAGAGGCCCCAGAGGTGCAGGGCCAGCCAGCGAGTCACTTGTCCGCCTTGGTCTTAAGTTCCTCACGGATCTCCGTGAGCAGGCGGCTCATCTGCGTGAGCGTGGTCTGGATCGTGGCCAGGATCTCAACGTCGGACAGCCGGTGCGCCTCCAGCGACTTCACGCGGTCTTTCAGCTCTGAGAATTCCTTTGCGAACTGCAGCTTCAGTTCAGCGATTTCCTTTTCGAGCTGCTGGGTCCTCCACGTGTTCTGCGCGATGCCCAGCCGCCAGGCAAAGGCGATCCCGATGAGCGCTGCGACGGCAGGCGCCCAGTCCCGGATGAACTGCTCCATAATACCCCACTGTCTTGCAGGTGATCGTTTCGTCAGCTGGCGCGTGACGTCAGGTTTCTCAGTGATTTGCACTTGGTTTTGCGGCAACCGCGCTCGGGCTTGTCGGGGCCACCGAGCAATAAAAGTGGTCGGATGAAACCAGCAGTTCCATCCGACCCAAAGTTGCAACCATTGAGCAGTTCGCTCTACCTAAGGATGTGTTATCGGGTCCGATTTTTCAAGCCCTAATCCCGGGGTCGCCCCGCCGCAACTCGCTCCTGGTCAGGTGAACGTCAGGGCGGCGCCCTGTTGCTCCGCCACGATCCATTCATATGCGACGCCGGCCTGCGCCCTCGAACAGACGAGACGCACCCGGTCAGCCGCTCCCCCGAACTGGATATAGCCGCCGGTGCCAATGGTCGTGCTGCTGGCCCCGCTCTTGATCTGGTGCAATGCGGCCTGGCCGATACGCAGATCGTAGGTGCTTACGTCCACGGCGTTGACGAGTTCTACCATGTCGCCGACCTGGGGTGTTTCCGGCAGTGTCCAGGTCCGCGTGGTCGTCAGGGTGACACCTGTGAACAGCACGCGCTCGTTTGGCACCAGCTTGAAAGCCCCGCTGTCGCGGTCCACCACGGAAAGCGGCGGCAGGCTGCCCCGGCGCGGGTAGAGCCACTGCGGGCCATCTGCGTTGAGCGGGGTTGCACCCCCTGCCAGCCAGAAACCGTCTCGGCCCTGCCCGGTCTTGTCGAATACGGCGCGGCCTGCGCCCTCATCGAAGGCCCAGAACCACTCCGGCTCGGTCTCGTACCATCCGGTGAAAGCGTTGTTCGCGATTTCCTCGTCGCTCAGGCGCTCGGACCAGAACCCGATCCCCTTGACGTAATGGTTGGTATTGGAGGCATTCGGCCCCATAGCCACCCTGACCTCCGTGCCGGTCCCGCTCCAGGTGCCGAGCGGCGACGTGGTCGTGCCGGTCACCTCACCGCGCGTACCAATCGCGGGCAGGCCGTTCCAGAAGAGGTCGAAGCGCCCGTTGGCCACGTCGGACCGGATCGTGACCACGCCCTCGATCTCGTCATAGGCCTGCGTGAAGTATTCGAAGTCATAGCCGATGACATTGCCGGAGCCGTCCGAGAGGTCGACCTTCAGGTATCGGCTTTCCTGGTAGATCGACAGCCCGCCGTCCTGGAGCAGGGCAGACGTGTTGTCACTGTCGAGTTTCAGAAGCCCGACGATGCCGGATGCCGTCTCTTTCAGCTTGCCGGCGATCTGGAAGGTGAAGTCAGACGTTCCGAGGTCTCCGCTGAGCGCATCCTCAAGGGACAGAACACCATCATCATCGCTCCACGTCGCACCGCGCAAGGGAATGGGCGCGCGTTGGGACAGGGTTTCCATGTCGGCCTTCACGTCCCGACCGTTGATCGACAGGTTCACCGCGTCCACGTTCTGGGCGCGCACGTCCTGCCCCCAGCGCAACACCGGCAGGGAGGTAAGGCCCGTGAGGCGCATATACTGCCAAGCCATGACTTCCATCCCGGTGTTGCCGGGATGGATCAGGTCTTGAAGCAAGTTCAGTGGCCTGATCTGAGTGGCGTAATCCCCGAACAGGTCGAGGAAGGGGATGAACGTGTGCCCGTTGGCAACCGCGAACTGGCGGGCCGCTTCAGCGTAGTCAGGCACCCCCGTAGAACTATCCCACTGTTCCAGCCAGACGTGGTCGATGCGCCCGCCCGTGGCCGTGTCCCAGAGCGCCGTCGCATCCTCGATATAGGCAAGGTGCGCAGCGACATCATCGGCGGGGTCCGCGGTGAGCGCGATGTGCTGGTCCGCGTTGAAGATTTCCCACAGCTCGCGCAGGTCGGAGGCCGGGAAGTTGTCCGCGAAGCGCTTGAGATCCTTGCTGTCTCCCAGAGACCCACGGGACATATCCCACGAAACCCAGCCCGGTTCCGCCTCGTTGGTGAGCGCCATGGCCGCCACCTTGACCGTGCCGGACAGGCCCACGACTCGGTATTCCCAGAGGGTCGAGAGATCGTGCTTCGCCCGGTGGAAGTTGAAGCTGGTCGAGCCGGTGGAGGTGTCCGCAATGGTTTCCACGGTTTCCCATTCCGGATCGTACACGCGACGGCGGTCGATGCGGATCGAACCCGCCCCGCGTCGCCAGACCAGCGTGAACGTGTCCGTTCGCATCTGCTCCGACGACAGTCCGGGAATGATCGCACGGCGATTGCCAAGGGCATACTCGCTGAACAGCGCGTAAGTCACATCACCGCCGACAGGCAGATTCCAGTAAGAGCCTGTCGGAAAGGCGTCCCATTCATCCGAGGTGTTCTCGATGGACGCCCCGCCGCTGACCGTGAGGCTGTCAATGAAGTGGTCGCCCTGCGCTGGCATCCGCACCAGTCCACCAAAGCCAACGCTGCGCCACAGGACGCGCCGCAAGGCCCGCTCCAGCCGGATACCGAGGCTGTCCCCCTGGAAACAGAACACCAGCGGCTTCACGTCGACCGTGGCGGCGGCGCTGGACACGGTCTGACTGCGACTCGCGGGCACGGAAGTCACTGGCGCACTGCTGCTGTCCACGTCCAGGATGCGGGCAAACTGGTTGGGGTCTGCGTCCCAGTACACCATCATCCCCGCGTCGAGGCGCCGGAAGTCCGCCCCACTCGCCGTGATCGTGGTTCCCGATTGGCTGGCCGTGATCGCGTTCGGGAACTGGTTCGGGTTGCCCGGCCCGTTTGGCCCGATCTTGTCCCGGTCGATGCGTGCCGCGACCGAAAGGGTGTTCCTGATCTGACCGACATAGCCGTAGCGCTGGAACAGGCTGTCGAGCGTCTGATCGCCAATCGTGCGGATCGGGTTGCCGAGTGCCGAGGACGCCACCTCGTAGACCGTGATCTGATTGGCTTGTTCCTCGTCCACCAGGACCAGAACAATCTCGCCATCCGTTGCCGTTGCGGTCCACGTGTCGGCCGCAGCCTTGGTCAACGCGATGTGGTCGAATTGCAGACCGGCTGCGGCAGCCGCCGCGCTGGCCGTGGCGGCACTGTCCGCCGCGTCCGAGGCATCAGACGCGGCCGCCGTTGCGCTGGAGGCGGCTGCCGAGGCGGCATCCTGTGCGGCGTCCGAGGCATCTGCAAGAGCCTGCGTCCAGCCCGGACCCGTCAGACGATAACTGGTGCCGTCGAAGCGAAAGTTGATCACCATGCCATCGGTGATCTCGCCAGAGCCGAGCGCTGTGCCATCGTTGCGGACAAGGGCATAGGCCGTGCCGCCGTCGATCTCGACCGTCACGGGGCCGGTGTTGTCGGCGGCAACCTGCATCGAGAACGTCTCGGCAAACGCCGCGGGCAGAAAAACGCGGTTCGCCGTCGCCTCGATCGCATCCGCCGTGCCCGCCGCCGAAAGGACGACTGGGTCCGTCGTTGAAAAACCAGCCGGCAAGGACGCGACCTTGACCCAGGCGTCGGACTGTTCCTGGTACACACCGCGGTTCGAGACCGTGGCATCGTTCAGCACCACCGCGAAGCTGCCATCGGTCACGCCCGAGGCCGTGGGCAGATCGGCAAGATCGTCCTCGTAATAGCCGATGGCCGAGCCCAGCAGGCTCTCGAAATACTCCAGCAGCGCCGCCAGCTCGGTCAGGTCGATCTGATTGTCCGCACGATTGGGAAGGCCCAGCACCGTAGTGCGGGCGGGAAGAGCAACAGCCATGCTCGCCTCTCTGTCAGGTGATTTCGATGGTTTCCGGGCCGGTCTCGTCGCCCTCGATGCCAGAGGCATTGATCGGCGCGACCCAGTAGGCGTAGACGCCCGCCGCCAAAGAGGCGTCGAGCCATTCGTCGTCTGCGTCCGGCAGACCGTATTCCGTGCGCACAAGCACCGCGTCGCCCAGGTCGAAGGGGCCGGAATAGGCAGCGGCATAATCCGCCCGGTAGATCCGGGTGGCGTAGTAGGCCGCGTCATCGGGCGAGGTGAAAGCCACGGTCACGTCGCTGCCGGACTTGGACACCGACAGGTTGCCGGACCCATGCGCCGCCGGCGCCGTGGTATTGGCCACCGCCACCACCGACAGCGGCGTGTCCGGCTTCCATTCGCTGACGTCATAACCCGAGGTGCGCGCGCGGATCTGCGCCTCGTAGGTGGCGCCATCCACCAGCCCGGTCTGGATGTATTCGCTGGCGCCTTCCTGCAGCTCGACCTCGACCCATTCGTCGCCGTCGCGGCGCAGCCGCAGGACCGGGAACAGGTCATCCGGCGCCGTCCAGGTCCACATGATCTGCGCCACCCCGCCCGTACCCTCGACCACGGAACCGGCAAGGTCGGTGATCGGGTCGACCGGGTCGGACCCGGACACGTCATCGTTGTTGTAGCTGGGGGGCGCCGGTTCTTCGGTCGCGGCGGTGAAGGCCCAGTCCTCCTCGACGCTTTCGGCCAGCTCGATCTGAAAGCTCATGCCGTCGGCGTTCATCTCGATCATCGAGATCTCGCAGGTCACGTCCCGCAACAGGATCGGATGCTGCACCGTGACGAAGCGGTGCGCCAACTGGCGCGCGCCGCTGCTGGCCTCGGACCATTCCCGCCCGCCGATCACCTCGAAACCCGCCAGGCGCAGGGTGCCGGACAGCTTGATGGGTGCGCGTTCCGACCGTGCCAAGGGTTTCAGCACGCGCAGCGCCTGGTTGTGGTTGTCGATGCCGTAGATCGCCAGCGGCCGCGCGATGCGGGGCGCCTCCGCATCGACGATGTACGGCGCAGACGGCGTCTCTCTGTAGGCATTGCCGGGTTCGCGGTACTCGGCAACGTACTCGGTCGGCGGGTTCATCCCGAAGTTGCCCTCGACCATCGACAGCGACTCGAAATCGCTGGCGGTCAGGGTCAGGGTCGGTTCGATCCAGCGCCCGGCGTAGAAATCCACCTTGCCGTCCGGGCGCTGCCAGATGAACCCGTTGGCCGCGGCGATGAACTGGGCCCGGACCTGTTCGAAGTTCTGGTCGTCGGTGAAGGTATGGTTAAAGGTGTAGCGCGACTGCGATCCGCCGTCGCGGTTGGTCACGCTTTCGTCGCAGACATCGGCCTCGATCGCGACCCGGTCCCAGTCGACCTCGAAGCCCCAGACGTTGACCAGCTCATGCGCAAAGCACAGCGCCCAGTTGTTGCTGTAGCCGGTGCTGTCGTCGCGCGGGTCGTAGATCTCGTTCCAGAACTCCCAGACCGGGGCGTAATCCGGTTCGCGCCCCTGGGTGTAGACCTTCAGCGCCTGTTCGGCGGCGGCGCGGCGGTACTGGATGGCCGCGTAGCTGTGCCCGGCAAAGTCATGTGTGGCGGTGATCTCGGAAAACTCGGCATCCAGGATCGCATCCACCGCCTGCGACGGCCCGCCGGTGTGGGTGCGAATGTTGACGTAGGACCCGCGTTCCGTGTCGGTCGCGGAATAGGCACTACGCCTGTAGCGGTCCGACACGACGTTCCCGACCTCGTTGACCGTCACCTCTTCGAAGTCGAGGAAATGTGCCACCGGCCCATTGGTGGGATGCGCGGCAAGGGTCACCGTCATGTGCCGCCGGTTGTCGACCAGCCCGGAGCGGAAGCCGACCGGCCCGCCCTTGCGCAGCTTGCCATAGGCGCGTTCCATCAGCGCGGCCGACTGGATGTAATTCGTCAGGCGTTGCGACGGTTTGGGCAGTTCCGGCTGCGGCGTCAGGGCCGAGACAAGCGCCGAGGTTCCCAGGGCCAGCAGGGCACGCCCCGCCAGCGTGCCGAAGAACCCCGTGACGTAGGACGAGATTGCGAAACCAGCGGTGAACCCGGCTGTGGCAAAGGTGCCGCCCAGAACGGCAGTTGTATTGAATATCCCGGCGAAAAGGCCTGCGATAAAACCTGAGACCGGTTCCGCAGATGCCGCTGTCGGCGCCGTCAAAGCCGTCGTCACCAGCAGCGCACCCAGCAACCGCCTACCCTTCGACATATCCCACCTCCCATGCCCCCATAAGTCGCTCAGGCCGGGCGCTATGGATGCGCGCACCGTCCTCTTGGCCACCGCGGCACACGAAATTGCCCGGCTCGATGCAGATTCCCGCGACCGGCAAGGGTTGCCCCCTGCCGGGATGCCACAACTTGAACAGTGCCACGTCGCCTCGGACCGGATCTTGAGTCGGGGCGCAGCCCGCCCGGATTTCGAGGTATTCACGGGCAATGCGGAGCGGCTGGGTGAAAAACCGCGTGACGCGCTGCGCCTGGGCCGCGTCCTCGTAGGTCAGGCGCAGGTCCCCGGTCAGGTCGAGGCCGCGCACCTGCCCGGCCCAGTCCAGCGCCGACAGGCAGCAATCGGACACACCCCATCGGGCGGGCTCGGCAAGCCAGCCCTGGATAAACAGTTGCAGCCGGGTCATCCGATGATGCTCTTTTCCTGGCGGGGTTCGGTCGGGATGAACTCGTAGCTGGGGTTGTCCTCGCCCAGTTGCCGGGAGTGATCGGCAGTGTTGTAGACCAGCCGCCGCGCGCCGTTGCGCACCCGGAACGGGCTTTCCATGTGCAGGCGGATCACCCGGACCACGTCATCGGGCGCGTCGATGGTGATATGATCCATCGTCAGCTGTGTGACCTGGCGCGGCGCATGCACGGGCGCATACATCTGTTCCACGTTGTCGAAGACCTGCAGGTAGCGGGTAAAGGCCCGCCCCTTGACGTAGACAGACCCCAGCTCGGTGATCTGCGTCACCAGGTCGGAGGGGTCGACCGGGTCCTCGAAAAAGGACAGCGACACGCTGGAGGCCTTGGCCGTCCCGTTCAGCCCGAACCCCAGCGCATCCGCCTGCACCAGGCGCGACCCCCACCATGTCTTGCCGTCGATGTCGGTGAACTTGCCATCGGCGCCCAGGATGAACCCGTAGTCGCCGTCGGGCGTGTTGACATTGGCCAGGTGCAGCAGCCGCTGCGACTGCGCCCGGAAATCGTATCCGCTGGGGAAAAAACTCATCGCGTCACCACCTCGCGCAGCGCGATCTCTGGCCGGGCGCGGTGATCGCGCGCGTAATGCGGCGCAGCCCCGGTCGGATTGACCAGTTCGAACAGCCCGTGCGCCTCGAAATGGACGATGTCACCATCGCTGACGGCGCTGCGCAGGCAGGGTTCCACCTGCAGGGTCTGTTCCGTGCCGCTGGTGTCCAGCACGCCGACCACCTCGAAGGGCCAGTCGTCGTGGCTCAGCCGCTGGCCCATCTGGACCGGCGTGCCCGTGGGCGCGTAATCGACGGTGATCTGCGTGGCCCCGATCGCATGGGCGCCGACCGCCAGGCCGAAGGGCGTATAGGCGAACCCCAGCCCGTTCGAGAAATACTGGCCTTCGGAAAACGGCACGCCCTGCGCGGCATGACTGCCCGCCATCGCCGCCCAGTCCGTCCCCAGCGGGTCGATCATCGGCAGGCGGATCACCCGTTCGCGCCCGCGCGCCATGCTGACCACGGCCCGCCAATGCAGGATCGCAGCGCGGTGCAGGTGCAGCTTCGGCTGCCCCGTCCAATGCGGAAAGGCCGAGGTGAACATCTGGTTGATGTTGTTCGTTGTCGGCCCCGCGTCCTGGCCGCGATGGTCGAGGGTCCAGTTGATGCCGCTGGACCGGACAAGGCTGCGTGGCACGGTCAGGACCTCGCGCGCCATCAGAGCGTCCCCCTGCCCTGCAGCTCGCCGATCATGGCGCCGAAGTTCTGGCGCTGGAACTGCGCGTAGCCGCCAAGCTGCTGCAGGCTGCGGGCCTCTGCCGCGCGCATCCACTGCACCTGCACGCCGTCACCGATGCCGATGAACGGGATATCCTGCTGACGGCCACCCGACCCGCGCCGATAGTCGCCCGCCGCGTCCGAGGACCAGCGTTCGCCCGGGTGCACGACGGCCATCATGCCGCCCTTGCCATCGACCCCGCCAGAGCGCGGCCCGTTGCCGGTATAGCCGCGCGTGTCGAAGCTGGGCAGGAGGCCCCCGACCACCGATTTGACCAGCCCCATGATGCCACCCGTCACCGGCTGGCCCGCGATGGTGCGATACAGCGCGTATTCGATGGCGGCGCGGGCAATGGCCTGCTTGAGCTGATCAAAGGCGTTTTTCTGGCCCATGATCGTGTTGATCACCGCATCCCGGCCCTGCTGGACGTAGCGGGTGAACTGCTGTTGTCCCTCGCTGGCCTTCCGGTAGGCCTCTTTCGTGGCCTCGACATGGCGGTTGTAGACCTCCTGGCTGATCCGGCCCGTTTCCAGCAGTTCCTGCGCCAGCCGCATCTCGGCGTTGTATTTCTCCAGTGCCGTTGTGGTGGCCCGGCGGATGCGCAGCGCCTCCTGATCCAGCCGGTTGGCCTCTCGCGAGGCAGCACCGCCGCCACCGCCGCCAGACGGTTTGACCGGAGTCGGTTTGATACTGTCCTCGAAGGCCTTGAGCGCCGCGCCCTGTTCGCGCGAGGTCTGGTACTGCGCATAGGCATTGAGCTGCGCCTTGCCGCCCACCTCGGCCCGCGCCATGTAGACCCGATAGGCCGCAGAGGCTGCATCCCGGAGGACGCCGTAGAGTTCGCGCGCCTCCTTGATCGGGTTGCTGAAGTCGATCGAGGCGACAGCGCTGGCCAGATCGCGCGCCGCCGTTTCGCTGTCCTTGATCAGGGCGTCGATCTTTTCCGACGTGTCCGCTCCGATCATCAGCTTGGCATTCACCGCGTCGAGTTCAGCCTGTTGCTCGCGGATCGCGAGAACCAGTTCACGGTTTTCGGCCAACACGCGACGGGCTGCCTCTACCCGGGCCTCTGCTTCCGCGTTCTGGAAAAACTGGGTGTCATCGCGCCCGAACTGGCCATCAATGAGGCGCAGTTCTCGAACCCGCTGACGGCGTTGCAACTCAACGGCGGCCGCCGCCTTGCGCGTGGCGTCCTCGATCATCGCGTCCAGCTGCGCCCGATCCGCCTGGAGCTGGGTCTGGAACCTCTCCCGGTCGATTTTCAGGCGATCGTTGCCCGCTTTCGCAAGCGCCTCGCGCGCCTTTGCCTCCAAAGCCAGGGATTGCAGGATCTCGGGCGTCACCTCGGACTGCGCCCGCCCGCTCAACCGGATGGCCGCGGTGTACCGGTCCTGCGCTTCACGGGCTGCATCTTGCGCGCTTCTGACCTTCGAAAACGCCGATTCCAACGTCCCGCGCAGGTCCTCCGCCGCCTCTTCCGCCTCGAACAGCTTTGGAATGAAGGCCGCGCCAAGGCCCACGGCAGCACCAGCGATCAGCGGCAAAATACCCCCAAACCCGCCGAGGATATCCGGCAGCTGGATCGCAACCGCGCTCATCAGATTCCCACCCGCCGCGACCTGCTGGCCGATCTGGTTGACCTGCAACAGGCTGTTGCGCAGCCCCATGCTGGCGCCGACGCTGGCCGTGTCGACCAGTTCCATCGCCTGCGCCGCGCCGCGCGACCGCGCCTCCAGTTGCTTCAGGACCTGCGCGGCGTCCTGCTGCGAGGTCACGCCCAGTTTCACCGCCCGGTTGACCTGGGCCTGCGCCCTCTCGAACCGCATCTGGGCGGCATAGGCCGGGTCGATGCTGGCCTTGAGCGCCTTGAACTGGCGCTCCTCCGCATCCAGCATTCGTTCGAAAGCCTTGGCGGATGTTTCCGCCGACTTCTGCCCGCGGTCGATCTTTTCATAGGCCTGCCGGCCCGAGTCGCCGATCTTCTTGAACCCGCCCTCGACCTGTTGGCCGCCGGCGAGTTCAGCCCGGTATGTGACCTTCCGCTGCACCATGTCCTGCGCTTTCGATTTCCTGGTCTGCCGCTTCGTTGATCGCGGCCACCGCCGCCTGCTCGATCCGTGGCATCAGCTCCGCCACGGCGATGCGCGGGATGCCCAGGGCATCCCCGACCGCCAGGACGGCGGTCATGTCGTATCCGATGACCCGGCCCGAACTGGCCCGGATCTGTCCGCCGCAGCGCAGGGCCAGGTCCCAGACCTGCCGCCCCTCGATGCTCTGCGGTGCGTTCACCTTCATCGGGCAGGCGTCACAGACACCCGCGCAACTGCTGCAATAGCCGTCCGAGCCGAAATGCCATTCGGCCCGACGGCTCAGCCGTTTCCCTCTTCATCCACCGCCAGCGCGGGCAGGACGTACTTGTCCATGAACGCCCGGTAGATCGCCCCGTCCTCAAGCATCGCGTCGATGTAGTCGGGCGAGGGTTCGATCGGGTTGCCGTTTTCGTCGCCGACGCCCTCCCAGGCGACGATCACCGCCCGCGCCACCCCCTTGGCAAAGGGCACCATCCCGGCGGGCTGGGGCGCAGCATCCTCGGAATCTGCGTCAGGGTCCGCGCCCTGGCGCATGTCCAGGCGGACTTGCTCGACGATCGTGCTGCCAGCAGGCAGGACCTGCACCTGCACGCCGCGCGGCAGGTCGATCCAGTAGGGTTCGGGTTTCAGGTTCAGGTTCAGCATCAGTAGCTCTCCACCGTGTTCAAAAGGGTTGCGGTCAGCATCGCGCTGTCGTCGGTGTCGCGCGCCGCCATGAAGCTGAAGTTGGCCTCGATCCCGCCGGGCCCCTCGACCGGGCGGCCGGGGACGGAGAGGAAGACGCGCGGCATGGCCAGGGTCAGCTTTTCCGTCGCCGATTTCGTCAGCACGAAGGACAGCGCGATCGGCGTGCCCGCCTTGGCGGTGGTGAACAGGCTTTCGCTGGCGAAACGCAACCGCAGGTTCCCGGTCATGGCGGCGCGCATCGGGTCCAGCCCGCCGATGAACTCATCGCCGGTCACCGTGTCCACCTGGTCGAGGTTGTTGCTGAACGTGAAATCCGCCGAGACCACGTTCGCCTGCGCCGAGGCGTCGATCTCGACGCTGGCCTGCCGCTGCATGAAGCGCGACAGCGCGTAGCTGGACGGCGTCCCGGCGGCGGTGCTGGAGGCCGGCGTCGTCACGGCCTGCCCGATCACGCCCACCGTTCCATTGACCCGCCCACCCCGCTGCAGCGTCAGGCGCAGGGTATCAGCGCGACAGCCGCGGAACATCTCGTAGCTGGGAACGTCCGGCACCTGCTTTTCCAGGCTGAAGCTGGGCAGCGACCAGGCACCGGATTCGAACGTGTGGATGTAGTAGCCAGAGTTGCCGGAGTTGTCGCCGCTGGTCGGCGCACCCATCAGCGCCTTGAGCCAGAAGCCCAGGGCCTCCAGGTCGATCGGGATGCCGATGTCGCCCGCGACATTCGCCACGTCAAGGTCCGCATCGCCCGGGTCGCGGGTGCCGACAAGGTCATCCTCGACCAGCCCCCGATCCAGCGCCAGCCCGTTGGACATATGCGGCAGGAAATAGAACCCGCTCGCCGGTGCCGTCTTTTCGGTGCTTTCGAATGCCGCGGCGGCCAGTGACCGCTCGCCCCTTCCTCGTGCCATGTCAGGCCTCCTTCAGGTCAAAGGGTTTGTGGTGGCGTAGGACAGGGTGACCCGCACCACGTCCACACGCATGCTTTTGCCGCCCTGGACGCGCTGATCGTCGCTCTCGACCGGCTGCGCCTCGACCCAGTCGCAGAGACCGCCCAGCGTCCGGTCCGCCTCGATCGCGGCGCCAAGCTCCTGGCGGCGGGCGTCTGTCACGGCCTCGCGGCCCGTGGCGCCCTGGGCGTAGAACTCGAACTCGACATCGTGGTCGAGGTGATAGGTGCGCGGCAGGGTCACGCTTTCGACCGCCGGGCGGCCGTCACGCATGATCACCAGACCGGCGGCGGGAATAGCCTCCGGAACGACAAGGTTGCGTTCGACACCGCCCGTCACCGCACCGTTCGCCAGCGTGTGCAACGCCGACAGGCGCGCCTCGACATCACTCGGCATCCCTGCCCCTCATTCTTCAAAGCCCACGGAATCGAGGATGCGCGCCGCCCAGCCGTCCGACTTCGCGAGGAAATCCAGCTTCTTGCGCAGCTTGACCTGTTTCACGAGGTAGAAGACGACCGAGGTCTGTTCCCCGGTCAGTATTCCGTCCTTCCGGCGGCGCCCGCGCTTTTGGCGGACAAACCCGCTCTTGTTGATCCGGGTGCCATCGGCCACCAGGAAACTGACGCGGCTGTCGCGGTAGACGAACCGCAGCTTCAGCCCAGTCTTCTGCTCGAAGGCGGCGGGCGTCATCTTGCGCCCGAACCGCTGCTTGCCGGCCCCCGGCGCCGGGATCGCCAGGTACAACCCGTTGGGCGACCGGATCAGCGATCCTTCGAGATGCGACAGGATGATCTTGGGCGAGTTGGCCCAGACCAGCGCGGCCGCGTTCATGCTGTTCTGCCCCTGCGGATAGGTCTGGTGCCTGACCGAGTTGGCCAGCCGCCCGCCCAGCCCGCTTTCGCGGATCTCGTCGCGCCAGGCATCCTGCAGGAACTGGCCCGCCCGCCGCATCGCCGCCGTGTGGCTGCGCTCCAGCTGCTCAAAGTCCCGGCGGGTGATGTCGCGCAGGTCGCCGTCCTGTGTCACGCGCAGGCTCATGCCGGGCGCGCCTCGATCCGCCATTTCAGGCGCCGCTCATCCCGAACCGGCTCGCCCTGAACAGTGTAGGTTGCACCGTCGACGGTGATCGTGTCGCCCGCCGCTGGCGCGGCCACATCCGAGACCAGCACCCAGAAGCCCGCCGAGGCGGACACGAAGGTGCCCGCCCCGAACCCGTCCTGACTGTCGGACAGGTCAGGCATCACGCGGATCGCCAAGTCCTCGGGCTCGGGGTCCGGCGGCCCTGCCCAGGCCGGTGTGTAGGTGGCATCCACCCCCAGCGGCCCGTCGAAGATGGCAGAGGCGTCGGCGGCGAATGTCACGCGGGCGGCCCCGCCTGGGGATCACCGCCCGCGCTGTCATCCTGTTCGGTGGTGGGCGTGTCCGGAGGTTGCTGGACTGACCCGGTGGCCGGAACGGGAACTGTCGCCGGTTCCGTCCCGGTCGCCGCCTCGGGCTCCGGATTGACCTCCTCGAACAGCGCGGTGTTCAGTCGCCCCTTGAACTCCGCCACCTCGATGACCTCGCCCCGCTTGAACATCAGGCTCTGACCGCCGTCGAGGTCGACCGCCTTCAGGCGTTTGGGCACCGGACCCAGGACAGAGACACGCCGCTGCCACTGTTCCTTGGTCAGCTTGACCTTGCAGGGGCCGCGCAGGACGGCCCCCTCGGCTTTGATTACACGTACCTCGATCATGATCAGGTCGCCTGCACCAGGCAGGCGTGCTGCCAGTAGCCGTAACCGGCGTTCGCCCAGTAGGAGGTGCCAAACAGCCAGCGCTTGTTCTTGACCTCTTCCTCGGACCCTTCGGCGATCACATCCAGCTGGATGTCGGTCTCCTGCTGCCAGATGAAGGGCTTGGCCGAACCGTCCGCCCGGAAGACCGCCAACTTGTCGGTCCAGGTGAGGCGCGGGTTCGTGGCCAGGGCGAAGGAGAAGCCGTCGAGGTTGACCATGACGTTGGTGTCACCACCGCCCAGCACCGGGTTCCGCAGCGCCGATGCCGCCGCCGAGAAATACGAAGTCGGCACCATGACGGTGAACTGACGGGCCAGTTCGTTCATCGGCTCGCCCTGGTCGTCCTTGAACGACAGGATCTGCTCGACACCCTTCAAGACCATCGCCCGGACCTCTTCCGGCGACGGCGCAGTGGTCGTACCGTGAACGCTTGCCGGCTGGGCCGAGATGTCGACGCCGATGTCGTTCGACTGGGTTCCGCTGTCGCCCTCGCTGTGGTCGGTGTCGAAGAAATACTGCCCATCGTAGCAGGTGGCGCTTTCCGCCTGGGTGATCTTCGTCGACAGCAGGCTCTGGCGGTGGGTCACCGCACGCACCGCCAGTTCATCGACACGCTGCATGATCTGGCCGGTCTTGTCGCGACGCACCCAGTCGATCGGGATCTCGAAACCGTTTTCCCATTCGATGTTGGCGATCGTGATGCCGTTCTCACGCAGGCCATGCCAAATGCGGTCACCCTTGCGTTCGGCCATCGCCGGCGCCTGGCCAAGCCACTTGTAGGTCTCGCTGTCCTGATCGGATTCGAAGGTCATGGCGATGCTGGACGCCCAGGAGGCCTCGAGCGTCGCTTCGAGCCGCTGGTAAAAGTTCCCGATGATGGCCCGGGAAGAAAGGCCCTTGTTCTTGCTCATCTGTCTGTCTCCTGTGATCAGACCGCCGCGCCGACAAGCGCTGCGTCGAACTCGACGATGGCCACGCCCGAGGACACGAAGCGTTCGACATAGCCGATGTGGGAATTGCCGCTGGCGACAAGCGTGAAGGTGTCGTCGTCGCTGGCGTAGACCGCAGGCCGGTCGTTGTCGGTGATCGCGGCAGAGGCAACGGCAAGCTGGATCTTGCCCTTGGTCTTGACGGTAACGTCGATGTCGCCAGCGGACCCGGCCGAGTTGTCGGCGGTCTCGATGTTGAAGCCCAGGAACCGATCCCCGGCCTGGAGCGGGCGGGCATAGCCCGACCCGTTTTCACCGACGGCGGCGCCCTCGTAGATCACGTCGGACGCGATCACCGGATAGGCGGTCTGGTCGCCGTACAGGTACTTCCGCGGGCTGTCTGCGGGAAGAGTCGTCATCTGTCTTTCTCCTTTCGGTCAGGCGGCGTCAGCCGGCCTTTTTCCCGTTGAACTGGTGGATGTTCCCGGCGGCTTCGCGGCGCTTGAACGCCAGGTAAGCGTCCTTGTTACCGCCGAACTCGGCGCGCAGGTCGGCGTCGCGCTCCCAGGCGGCCTCGGCCTGTTCCTCGGGCGTGCCACCCGAGCCTTCGGTCTGCGCCGGGCGTTTCGGCACCACCGCCGCCTCACCGTCCTGCGCAGCCAGGTCCGCGACGTATCCGGCGCCCTTGGCCTTGTCCGCCTTGACCATTTCCAGCGCCAGCGTCTCGGCGGTCCAGCCTTCGGCCTTGGCCTTGGCGACCATGTCCTCAGCCCCCGGGCGGGCGATGTCGTCGATCGCCGCGACGCGGGCGCGCTCTTTCTCCAGCGCTGCGGCGACGGCGGTTTCAGTGTCCGAGGCCGCGCCGGACTTGGCCGCGCTCTCGATCTCGGTCACCAGGTCGGCCCGATGCTCGCGCAGCCCGGCCAGGGTCAGATCTTCCCAGTTCATGGAAGTCTCCTTTGCTGCGGTGGCGGGGGCCGCGGTTTCATTGGTCCGGGCCGCCAGCCCCGAACCGGTTTCCATGTCTCGCGCACCAGACAGTGCGCCGATCACGCCGGACATCGTCCCGCGCGCATCGACCATCCCGCGGCGCTGCGCCTCGCCCCCGTCAAAGACGAGGCCCTGCCCGAAGCGGTCCAGCACCTCGGCTGAGGTGACACCCCGCATTTCGGCCACGGTGTCGACGAACTCCTGCCCGGCTGCATCGACCAGCGCCTGCAGTTCGGCCTTGCCCTCAGGGCTCTCGGGATCCAGCCGCTTCTTCGGGCTCTGCTCTGCGACCACGCGGACGATCCTTGCGCCCATCGCCTCGAACAGCGGTTCCATGTCGATGTATTCGATGACGGCCCCGACAGATCCGACCATCGCGCCCGACCCGACGGTGATGCGGCTGGCCGCGCTGGCCAGGTAGTAGGCCGCAGAGGCAGCCGTGCCGCCGACAAACGCCTCGACCGGCTTGTCGCCGCTCTCGCGCAGGAACCGGGTGCAGTCGTCGCAGCCGGCCACCATGCCGCCGCCGCTGTCGATGTCCAGGACAATGGCGCGCACCGCGGGGTCCGCCTGTGCCAGGGCCACGTCCCGCGCGATCTCTTCATAGGACCAGAAGTAGAAAGAGAACTGACGCAGCAGCAGACCGCGAACGGGCACCACGGCCACGCCATCGACCACGCGGGCAAAATCGGACCCGTCGAGGATTTCACCATCGGCCAGAGCCGCGACCTCCTCGGTCGATTGCGCACTGCGCGCGGCTTCACGCTGACGCACGGCCTGCGCGATCATCATTTCATCCGGCCGCATCGCCCAGATGCGGCCCGAGCGGTCAACCTGCATCGTGCTTTCAAATGGCATGGCGTGCCCCCGGTGCTGTTTCAGTGTCCGACGTGTCGTCGTCGTCTTCCTCGTCCGGACCTTCGCCGGATGATCCGGAGGCGCCGACAGCCTCGCTGCCGTCCTCCTGCCGCCGCTTGCGGACGTCGCGGTGATCCAGGCCAAAGCGCGCCGCGGTGATCGCGGTCAGCGAGGTGGCGCCCATGTCCAGGTATTCCCGGTCCGCCTTTGCGTCCTTGACCGGGTCGATCGAGATCCGCGCCGGTCCCATCCAGGTCGCGCGCAGGTAGGCCTGCCGCATCAGCGGGTTGTCGAAGAACCCGGGCGCCGCGATCAACCCGCGCGCCACCGCCTCCGAGATCACGGCCTCGTAGACAGGACGGCAGAACTGGGCGACATGCTGCGCCCGGTCCACGCGAAAGAACTGCCAGGCCATTTCAAGCGCGGCGCGGCTGGCGGAATAGCTGGCCTGGAACTTCTTCAGCAGCAGTTCGTAAGGCAGATCGGTCCCTGCCCCGACCTCCTGCGCCACCGCCTCGATGAACGGCGTGAACTGCGGCGACGGGCGTCCGGGCGCAAAGCTCTCCACGGACTCGCCGGGCAGCAGGTCGAACACGGTGCCGGGATCGGTCAGGCGGATTTCCTGCTTTGTCTCAGATCCGCCAGACCCGGATGTCTTCAGCCCCTCCGACAGATCCCCGCCCTCGGAGGTCATCGCGATCGCGAAACAGGCGCTGACCACAGCGGCCTGCAACTCTGCCTCGGTGTATTCCGACCGCTGTTTCAGCGAGGTGATGACCGGCGCCAGCATCGGGGCATAGCGGCTCATGTCCGGACGCCAGCGCGTGTTGTGAACGTGCAGGACCTGCCATTCACCGCGCGCGCCGTAGGCCGGGATGCGCTGCCAGGTCGTGCTGCCCTTCAACCCACGATCGAGGACGTAACGGTCCGCAACGTGGTAGGCCACGGCTGCACCGTCCTCGTCGAACTCGATCCCGCCGGCGATGTCGTCGCTGTCGGTCCGCCAGTGCGGGTTGCTGATCCGGTCCGCCTCGACCACCTGCACCGCCGTCGCCAGCAGGCGCCCTGCCCGGCGCTTGAACCGCCGAACGACAAAGACATCCCCAGACAGCAGCCGCGACCGAAAGACAAGGTCCTCCAACTCGCCGAAGGTCTGGACGCGCGTGATGTCGCAATCCCGGCACCCGGCCCAGTCGGTCCAGATGTCCAGCGCCTCGCGCTCCCAGGCGCGGGCCTGGTCGGGCGTCATCCGCAGCCGCTCCGCGTCGATCTCCGGGCGGACCATGTGCCCGGCCCCGATCACGTTGGTGACCTTGGTCGCGATCGAGGACTGACCGATCGGATCGTTGCGGACCAGGTCGCGGGACCGCCCGCGCAGTTCGTCGAGATCGGGCAAGGTGTCCGCATCCGCCGAGGCAGCAGCACCGCGCCAGTTGACGGTCACGTTCCGATCACGCCGCGCACCAGCATAGCCCGACGCGGTGGACAGGGCGCTGCGATAGCGCAGGCGGTCAAGACCTGTCTTCGGGCTGATCCAGCCGATCAGGCGGTCCGCCAGGTTCTGCTTGGCCACCTTCACGACATGACCCCGCGCTTGAAGGCGCTGCGCGTGCCCGCCGCGCGGTTCTTGAGCGTAATCAACCGCTGTTCCTCGGCCCGAAGGGCGGGCATGTCCAGGTAGGTCACCCGCTGCCCTTCCAGCTCGTAGGACTTCATCTTGCCGGCCAGAATCGCGTTGATCGCCGCCTGCACCAGGGCAAGCCGCGCCGCGTAGTCGATGTCGCTCATGTGATCCTTACCTTGCCCGCCCGCGCAGCCTGCGCTGGCGTGTCTGTACCGTTGCGACCCCATCCTCGACCGGGGCCACCTGGACGGCAGCCTGTGTCTCGAACAGGTCCGGTTGATCTTCCGGGGCCTCGACCCCGCGTTCCGCCTCGAGGGCGGCCCATTGTTCCCTGGTCATCGAGGTCCAACCCAGCTCGCGCGCCGCCGCGTCCGAGTAAATCATCGTGTCCAGTCCCTCGTTTCGCCGTGTCGGTTCGACCAGCTGCCAGTTGCTGACCATCACGCCGACCCGGTCGCGTTTCAGCACTCGCACCTCCGATGTGATCTGGCGGAAATACTCATCCCCCAGGCCCTTCGCGAAATGCACGAACCCGCGCGCCAGCGGATCGTCCTTGCCCAGCCAGGTGTAGAAATCCGCCTTGAGCTGTGAGACGTTCAGGATCCGCCCCTGTCGCCGCGCGGCGCGAGCCCGGGCGTCCTTGCGGTCGCCCATGACCATCCGCTTCATGATCGGCCCGGTCTGGCCGGACCCGCCCTTGACCACGATCAGGCGCTTGGCCTGCCACCGCTTGGCGAAGGCCCAGACATCCTCTGTGTAGGTGCCGCCGTCGATGGCCATGCGGTCCAACGGCAGGCGGTGCCCCTTCTCGGTCCGCCAGGTCGTTTTCAGCAACGCATCCAGCGCCGCCCGCCCCTCTTCGCTGCCGACGTGATGCGGGATCACCCGGTACTCGATCACCCAGCGCTGGTAGTTCGCACCGTAGGCCACCACCTGCACCTCTGTCCGGTCGATCTGGCAGTCCACGCCCGCCGTCAGGATCACGCCCCGCGCCGGCACGATGCCGACACCGCGGCCCTCACCGTCCGGCACGTTCTCGACCCGGTCGCGCAGTTTTTCCCAGTCCGGCCCCTTGCTGGCCTGTTCGTAGGGCAGACCCAGGACATCGTTCCAGAACGTTTGTTCCGTCTCTGCTTCGACCTTGTCGCGCAGCGCCTGTTCGGTTTCGCCGCTGACCTTGGCCGTGGTCCAGCCCATGACCTGCGCGTATTCGTAGGCGATCGAGGCCCAGTCCCGCTGCGGCCCGTAGGCCCGCCACAGGTGAAACCCCGGGTGATCGCCGCGGGGGTTCGTCGCCACCCACTTGCCGTTCGCGATCAGCGCCGGCTTGTCCGAATGCCGGATCTCGCAGCCGCAGGCCTCGCAGGTGAAATGCGCATCGGCCAGGTTCTGCGGGTCGATCCGCTTCTTGAAGTTCTCCCAGGTCAGCGGCGCCATGTTGCCGCAATACGGGCATGGCACGTTGTAGTACCGCTGGTCCGACCGGGCAAAGGCGGCACTGATCCGGCAGGCCCCCAGGATCTGCGGGGTCGAGGCGCGCAGGATCTTCGCATCCTCGAAAGCGGCGGCCCGGCTGACCGCCATTGCCTCGGGATCGCCCTTGGCATGCATCTCGAACTTCGACAGGTCGTCCATGACAACCAGCCGGTGCGAGGTCTGCGCCAGGTCATCCGGTGACCCGGCGCTGGTCACCTTCAGGATGCCGGACCGGTCCAGCGTTTCCTGCCGAAACTTGGCGTCGCTGTTCTTGTCGGCCCCGCCGCCGCGCCCGAACATGCGCCGCAGCGACGGCGCCGCCCGGCGGATCGGATACCACTTCTGGTCGATCCAGTCGGTGGCCGCCTTGTTCGTCGGGTGCACCACCAGCGAATTGAGCGGCATGTATTCATGCCAGGCCGCCACGGTCGGGTTGATCACCGATTCCGTCTTGGCGATCTGGGCCGATCCCCGCAACGTCACTTCCCGGCAGGGATGCTCCGGGCTCAGTACCGCGTGGATCTCCGCCAGGAATTGCACCGGGCGGATCGAGAACGGGCCCGGAAACGGCGACCGCTCGTCGAAGACGATGTTCTCCCGGCACCAGCGCGTGATGTCGGGCGGTGGCGGCGGGCGCATGGCATCGGCCATCGCCGAGGCGATGACGGCCCGCGCCGAGGTCAGGAAACCCATCTCAGAAATCGGCGTCCTGTTCTTCCGGCGCCATCTCTGCCGCCTCGGCCTCCTGGTCGAGCTGCTGCGCCCGGGCGCTGCGATGCTCGCGCCAGACGTCGATCATGATCTGCCGGGCCGTCTTGAAGTCGACCCCCATCTTGTCGGCCACCGCCCGCGCCGCATTCCGCAACACGTTCTCGAACTGGGCCAGTTCCGCCGCCAGCGCGCGCCGGGCTTCACGCCCCGCCTGTTCCGCCAGGACCAGCGTCCCGTCATCTTGCGCATTGAGGCGGCGCAGCTTCCGGGCCTCTTCCTCGGCCTTGAGCGTCCGGGCCATTTCATAGCGGGCCTGGTCGGTGGTCCGCAGCGGGGCCGAGTCCCGTTCGGGCACATCCTGCGGTGCCTCCACCGGAGATTCGGTTTCCTCGATCTCGCGCAGCGCCTGCCTGGTCCGGGCGCCGTTCCCCATCAATTGGCCCGGGTCCAGCTTCCTGTTCAGCGCGTTTGCGCAGGCCGCCAGGTCAAACCGGCGCGACCGCCCGTCCCCCTTGTAGCACCCGTCGAGCTTTCCCTCGGTCACCAGTTGGCTGATGCGGCCTTTGCTCAGGTCCAGCTTTGTCGCCAGTTGTGTCGCCGTCAGTCCGCTCATGCCTTTCCTGCCCGCCTAAACCGTGTCCCGGCTTCTAAACATCCGTTATGTTTAGGCTTTCCATTTAGTTTACCGCCGCGAAACCCACGCGCTTAGCGCCCCCGTATACGTTTATTTCGCCGGAAGGACCCGCTTTCGCTTGACATCTCGCCGGGGGATGGGGCGCCGCCCAGCCGCTGCAGCGCCCCGGCTCTGCTCGCGCCTGTCGGCTGGCGCGCTCGGGGTATCCCGAAACGAGAAGCGCCCGGTGGCATCTCTGCCCCGGGCGCACTTCGGTTCAACGGCACTATGTCAACAGCAGCGGATTTCAGTCAACCCCTTTTCGACCAGGGCGCCTTCGCAGGCAACGCATCGGTCAACTCGAAGAGGTCGAACGTCACCCCGCGCAGCCCCGCCTGCACGTCCATCAACGCCCCGCGCCAGTCGAGATACCGACGCCGCGCCGCCGCCACCTGCGAGGCCGAAGGCTCCACCGTCACCGGACAGACGGTCACCGACTTGCGCACCTCGCCGCGCCGCGTCCGATACCGGACTTCGCCAACCACCTCGGTCTTGGCCAGCCGCCGGTTCTGGTTTGCCCCGCGCCATCCGCACGGCACCATCCGCTGAGGCCCGATGTCCCAACGCGGGCAGGCACAGGTCCGCGCCAGTTCCGCCACCTGCACCGCCACCGACCAGGGCACCGACCGCCGCAGCACGCTGACCACAACCTCGGCATCATGGTGCGGCAGGCTGCGCCCACCGGACTGATCGACACGCAGGCACGACCCCGGCTCACCCGTGGACAGGGCCATCGCCTCCATGATCCGCCGGGTCGAGTCGCAGCCCACAGGCGCACCGCCGCCAACCTCGTCGTACTCCAGAGCCGCCTTCTCGCGCGCGAACGCCCATTCCAGCAACAGCCGCACGCTGACCCGCTCGCGCCCGTCCGGGCCAACAGGCTGACCACAGCGCCCGACACCCTCCGCCTGCACCGCCGCCCGCGCCCCGATCCCGCGATAGGCCATCATGCCGACACTCCTGCGCCCATCGCCGCGATCCCCCGGCAGCGCTCCACCACCGCCAGCCGCCGCTGGCGCCAGGCCACCTGATCGGGCGGCAGATCATCCCCGCGCGACAACCGCCGCTCCAGATCCCGCAGGTGCCGGATCGGCTCCTCCGCCTCATCCCTCAACATCTTGCAGGCATAGGCCGCCGGCCACCGGCGCGTGCGCTTGACCGCCGCCAGCAGCTCCGGCGCCCAGCCCTCGGCGATCGCGTTCTGCCCCAGCGCATGCGCAAAGACCGCCCGCACCAGCGGCGAGGCGCTGTCCTCGGGTGGCTGGATCTCTGCCGCCCAGTCCAGGATCACCTTGGCAATCGGGAACCGGTCCTTGCCCTTGCCGCCCGGATGCGCCGCCACCTGTTCCGCCAGCGCCTCAAGGCTGGGCTCGCTCATGTAGGCCAGGCGCTCACACAGGTCCTCGACCATGTCGTCGAACTCCGCCTTGGTCAGGCTGGACGGCTTGGCCAGCCCCAGCCGCTTCAATCCATCGACCAGCACGCGCTTCACGCGCGCCTCTCCGTCCTTCTGCTCTGCGGCGTCCATATCGCCCCCTTTCTCAGCCCAATCCCGACTTATCCACAGCGCCAACCGCCCGATCCGTGGCGCCACGCAATTCTGTTCTTCTCTTCTGTGTTCTGTTCTTCTCTCCTCTATGCAGCACAGTGTCATTTTGTGCCGACTTGTGGCGCCACTGTGGAACACTGTGTTCGCCACAGATGGCCGGATTTCCCCTTTGTTTTCAGCGCCCCTTGTTCAAACGGCCCTCAGCCGACGCCGCGTGCAGCGCCCGCTTCACCGAATGTTCGATCTGTGGAAAGCTCCGGCGCCCACGGTGATTGGCCGCCAGCCAGTCGTCGAGCCAGCAGACCAGCGCCCAGTCCTTGGTCAACGCCTCGCTGCACCCGCACTGGCGCAGCGTGACGACAAGACGCCGCCGACGCTCCCGCACCGCCTTGTCGTCATTGGCCAGCTTGCGCGCCTCGCGCCGGTCCAGCGCGTCCTGCGCCACCTCGATCACCACCTCGTGCCCCAGGACGACACCGCCATCGTGGCTGTACTCGCGCCAGCCATGCAGCGGCGTGATCTCCTGGTTCATCAGCTCGTGCCACTGCCCGTCAGAAATCCGCAAGAGCCGCGCCAGCATCCGCTGATCGACGGGCAATGAGCCGATGGGGTTCTGCTTGCGGGCATAGAAGAACAGGTTGAGCGCCGCCGCCTGCACCTCCAGCGTGGCCGTCAGGTGCAGCCGCGACGACAGCCAGCGGTCGTGCCAGAACTTGGTGAAATAGTCGGTCGCGCCGGACGGATCGCACAGCTCCTGCGGATATTCCGGCATGTCCTCCACCTCGATTGGCCGCAGATGCTCTCTCACGCCGCCACCTCGCGCACCTTCAAGGCCCAGTAGGCCGCCAGCCGCAGCTGCAGCGCATCCTTGGCCTGACCGTAGGCAAAAGCATCCCCGGCCAGACGCGCCGCCAGCAGGGTTTCACAGGCCCCGCGCACCGGCCCCAGGGCGTCACCTGCAGGCAAGCCCGGCAGCGCCTCGCAGGCCGAGGCCAGCGGAGACAGCAGGTGAGAATCCCAGGACATCCCGCCCCGGTTGGCCGCCAGCGCAGCGGCGCAGATGACGAACCGCGCGCGCGGGGTCATGCGTCCACCTTTTGCGGGCACTTCGCATCCCGCGCGATCTGTTGCAGCAGCGTCACGCCACGCGGTTTGCGGATGCGGTAGCGGATGACTTTCCCGGCAAAGAAATTCCGGCCTGCAAATGGTCCGGAGATATAGTGGTATCCGTGCCCGAATTTTGCGTGATCCCACATTGGGTTGTTTACGACGTCTTTGCCCGCGACGAACTCTTGATGCCTTTCATCCCCCGCGGCGCCACCCCATTCGTCCTCGCACGCCAATATGAAAGTGGCCTGCATGTATTGCCCAGCATACGCCAGTGGAAAGCCGCACCCGTCATGCTCGATCCACGGCCCCCACTCGCTCATCCCGCATCCTCCGCCATCACCTTCTCGAAAACCGCCACCTGCACCGCCAACTCGAACAGCCCGGCAGAGGTCAGCCCCTCATCGCCGCCAACCATGCCGCTCAGCAGCACCTTGTCCGGCGCGGGACTGTCGGGCGCGGCAAAGACGCCAAACGTCCCCTGCCCGCCCTCCAGCACCAGCCTCACGCGCAGATGCGCCAGCGGCACCACCAGCCGCAGAACACCCGGCGCGCTCATGAGGCCCACCAGCGCCGCGGCATCCCGCCGTCACGGTTCGCTTTCCGGCGACACTTGTCCTCGGGCTGGTACTTCGGGTTCAGGAACCGCGTCCGCATGCCCTGGGTCGCCGAATTCGTCAGGCCAAACCGCGCGCGCGCTGCCTTGGCGCCCTCGTGCGAGATCACGTCGAGGATCGCCAGCACCCGCTCATCATCCGCGCGGGTCGGGAACGGATTGGTGTGGTAAGACCCAGCCGCCCCACTCATGGCCGCACCTGGTGCCAGATGACTTCCGCCGTGCGGACCGGCACGCGGTGAACCTGCGCCACCTCGCGGAGCCGCGCATAAACCCGCTGCCGCCCGAGGGCGGCCAACGCCTGCACCAGATCCGCGCCATGCCGTTCCGCCAGCCGGGCCAGTCGCCCCTGCCGCAAATCGGTCACGGCAGACCGCGCCTCCGCCGGCAACCGCATCACGGGACGCGGTGCAGGCCGCGCGACCGGCGCATCAACCGGCCCGGCAGTGGCAACAGGCGCCGGTTTTGGCTTTGGCTTAAGGCGCACCGCGGGCGGCAGGTCCCCCCGGGCGCGCATGCGGTCGATCTGGCTGCGGACGGATCTCGGGGTCATGTCCAGTTCGCGTGCGATCCCCGTCGGCGTGCAGCCCTCGCGCACCATCCCGGCGATCCGCGCGCGCAGCGCCCGTTGCGCGGCAGCGCGAGCCGCGCCCAGCGGGATCCGGTGGTTCTTGGAGGCGCCGCGCACCTGCGCCTCCCGCAGGCCCATGACGCGGCGATCTGGCCCGCCGTCTCTTCCGCCGCCGCCCGGCGGCGCAACTCGTCCAGCCGTTCCGGCGTCCAGAGCTTCGCGATCGATGTCCTGGGCAGACCCATGACGCGGCGGTGACGTAGTACCGTCTGCCCTGTCACGCCCAGCTTGGCGGCGATCTCGGCATCGCTCAGCCCGCGCGCGTGCAACAGCCGCAGGCGTTCACGGTTTAGGAATGGGGCTGGCATGGGCTCTCCTTTTGGTCACTGGCGCAACGGTGCAGGGCAAAGCCCACGTCACGCGTGTTGCGGATCTTGAACTCGGGCGGCAGCTTGCGGCGCAGGCGCAGGACGATCTGATCGACCGCAAGGGGCATCGGCTCGTCGCCGTCGGGCCAGAGCGCCGTCAGCAGCTGGGCACGCGTCACCACCCAGCCCTCGCGCGCCAGCAGGAACCGCATCAGCGCCGCCTCTTTCGCGGTCAGGCGTGGCAGGCGCAACCCGTCAAGCGGCTCACTGTCGCCCAGCAGCTCGCTGACGACATACAACAGATGGTCGACCGCATCCGCGTCGGACATCCCGGCCACATGCGCCCGCAGCGCCTCGAATCCCGGCCTGTTTTGGACAAGGTCCTTCACAGCGGATCCCCCTCCGGCGGGCGGTCATCGACGGCAAAGAACACCTCGCCAAAGTCGATGACGCAGGCCAGGCCATCCGGCCCGACCCGCAGCGCCGTCCATTCACCCAGCTCGGGGTGCGCGTAGATCTCGACGACAGACCCCTGCGACAGCATCACGGCGACCCGGCGCTGGCCGAACCCTTCCGCCAGGTCGACCCTGATCCGGTCACGCTCCGCGCAGCCCTGCACCGCCTGCGCCGCCACGCCGGAGGCCAACAACAGAAAGGCCCCGGCGGCCATGAGGAACCGCCGGGGCAAGTGCCGCGCGCAAGACGAGGCAGAAGCGCGCAGGGAAGTGACCTTGGAACGCAATATCCGGCATGGGGTTATACGCCCCGCGACAACATCTTGACGCGCAGACCAAAGGCCGGGGATTATTGGAATTGGGCCGGGCGCCTGACTCCACTCAAGACGCCCGGCCTGTGAAACCGCGACACACACATCGCGGCCCACTGCGGATACCGGCCCACTCTCACATCGGCCAGTCTCCGCCATAACCACGGAAGGAGAAATTCCATGGCTATTCTGATGCACCCGGTAACGGGTGTTCCCCTGAACGATATCGCGATTCGCCGCAAGGCGCTCGACTTTGATGAGGCCCTGACGGTTCACATCATGCGGCGCCAGGGCGTGCCCTACACCGACATCGTTCATCACCTGGGCACGAACGCCAACCGCGTGGGCGAGGTCCTGCGCGGTGAAATCTGGCCCAGGGCTGGAACAGGCGCCATCGACATGATCGGCGGCGACCTGTTCGCTTCGCGCAAGTGACGGAGAGGCGGGCCGGGAGGAACCGGAGTGGCCCGCCGTTCCAAATCTGGTGAAGCGCAGGCCGGAGACCGCCCGGGGGGACGTCTGCACGCCCCCGGCCTGCTGACCGGCGCCATGCCCAAGCGCCGGTATTCCGTGAGTGATGGGCGGGCAGATCATGGGCACCCCGCCAGCTTGGACCGCGCCGCCGTCAGCGCCTCGATCGCCTCGTCGACCTCGACAATGGCCTGCCCCGTGTCGCGGGCCGTGTCCGATTGCTGGGCCGCAAGAATGGCCGCCACGGCCTCGCCGGATTCCTTGCTGATGACCCCGGCATGTTCGAACAGGTGGCCAGATGCACGGTTCCCGTCCGGGCTCAGCCGCCGGGCCATCATGCGCGTGACCGGGTAACGCCCGGCGGCATCCTCCAGCGCCCAGACATAGGCCAAGGGCCACTGCAACTGCCCGCTGAGGTACTTGGACAGGGTGCCCTTGCCGACCTGCCCGCCAAGCCGCGCATTGATCGTCTCGGCGGCGGCGTCGAGACAGCCGAACGTGCCGTCGATCAGCGCCGACATGGCCGCATTGATGGTGCGCGCGCCACTCATCCGGAAACCTCGTTTCCTGTGCATCCCCGCGCCCTACAGGCAGGCTGCGGGCATGACGCCCCAAACGACACATCCCATGCCCGGCACATCATGCGGCGACCCACAGCCAAAACCCGGCAAATCATTGACATGCCGCCGCGACGGTTCAACGATATGTGGCGTGGCAGGAGCGCAATCCCGCCACGCCGTCCCACACGCTCCAACCGAACAATGGAGATACGCGCATGGAAAACCCGTTTGGCGGCGGCCTCGCCGGCTTCGCCAACATCGTCATGAACAAGTGGTATGCTGCTGTGGGCCTTGCCGGAATGATCCTGTTCTTGACCAGCCTGCTCTTTCCGATCCCGACCGACCCGGTGGTCGCGGGATGCATCGGATTGATGATGATGGGCTGGGGCTTTGGTCAAACCGACTGCCGGACATCCCGCGAAAAAATCCGCCACGGCTACAAGATCACTGGCCCCGCCTGGCGACTGACAGTCTCCGGGGCACTGATGTTCGTGATCGCCATCGGCGCCGCCATTCGACTGGCCGTCTACCTGATCTGACGCGGCGCTGGCCACGCGGGTCAATGTGCACCCGGGTGCAAGCCACAACGACGCCTCCCCACAGGCGTCACAGGTCAACACCTCGATCATGTCAGGCGCGGTGCAAACCCAGGGCACGGCGGGCGCCGGGCATGGATGCTCATGCCCACACTCCGGGCAGGCCCAGCCCACGATCACCCCGCACCTTTCCATGGAGAGCGTCAGCCACTCTGCCAAACGACGCAGCGCACCCCGGATCATCACAAATACCCCAGTTCGAAGGCCCGCAAGACCAGCGCCGCCGCGCTGCAAACCGCCGCAATCAACGAAAAGAGCAAGGCCAGAAGACTCAGTCGCATCACAGCTCCCCTCGGGCATTCACCCGCTCCGCGCGGCGCGCCTCTGCCGCGCGCATCCATTGCACGTGCACACCATTTCCGATTGTGATCATCGGCACAGGGCCTTGTCTTCGGATCAACCGCGACGCCAGGCAGCCCGCGCCGAACCCGGCAAGCGCGCCAACCAGGGCAGCGAGGAAAAGAAAGGCGGTGAAGGCGGTGGGGGTCATTAGATTACCTCGTGGTTGCGGGAATCAGGGAAGACCGGGCAGATTGATCCAAGTCTGCACTATCAAGAGGCCAACCCGATGGACTGGAACCGCCACCAACTCCGCTTCGAAACACAGGAAGGGGTCTGGTACATTCGACGGATCGGCGCGCAGTTCCATCCGCTCTTCGAGGATGAGGACCTTGGCGGTTACGCATCGCCGATCTCCGCACTCGAGGATCTGGTCTCCGGGGCCACCCTCTGGCCATCCTGCGGCGACCCATCAGAAACCGCCCTGCCTGACGATCCTTCCGACTGGGAGGTCTGCGCCAACCCTTCCCGGTAACGCGACAACGCGCACACCAGCTGCGTTGCGCTCTCGGCATCCAGCACCAGCCGAACGACCTCTCCGCCCTCCGTCTCGAAGGACAGGCACTGCCGCCCGTCCGGCTCTGCCGGCAGGACACCCCGCAACTGCGCGGGGGTGTAATGATCGCGATGCGAGGCTTTGACGGTCATGCGGCGTCTCCGGTCTGCGTGGCGGCTTGACTGTCGTCCGGAACCCAGGATGTCGCCGGAACCTTCCCGCCCGTTACCCTGTCGATGCGGACGGCCAGCTCCAGACTCGGCTGCTTTTTGCCGTTCACCAGCAGGGACATGTACGCCCCACTGACGCCCAGCCTCTCAGCCCAGACCTTCTGGCTCTCGCCACTTTCATCGATCACGGTTTTCAACATGACCGCACTATCTGACAGTGAAACCCATTTCGTCAACCAAGAAAGTTATCTGCCAGAAAGGTTATCTGCCAGTCCATCGCCCGCTGCGGCGCGGCGTGGGATACCCGCAGACATGACGTTGAGAATCAAACACTACCTGCGGCAAGCCAATTTGACGCAGGCGGAACTGGCGGCCAAGCTGGACATCACGACCGGCTACATGAGCAATCTCGCGCAGGGTAAGCGCGTGCCATCACCGCAAATGCTGCAACGCCTAGCCGAGGCTCTGGGCGTTCGGGTCTCCGACATCATGGAAGAGCCGGCCACCGGGTTCGAAGAGGCCCCGGTGCAATTCGAGGACATTCCCATGTCGGACGTGCGCGCCATATGCCGCGCCCTCGGCATCACAGCCGGTCAGCCGACGATATGCGTCGCGTCCCGGTCGGCCCCGGCTTTCGCCGTCTCGAAAGGTGACAAGATCGTGGCCGACCTCTCCGGCCCCTTCGAAGCGCCCGGACTGGTGCTGGCCACCTTTGTCGAAAACGGAGCGGGCCGCACTGAACTGTGCCGGAACGCCCCGCCCTGGCTTATTCGAAGTGAAACATCGGACGAACCAACCCGTGTCAACGGCAACGGTGAGGTGGCAATTGTCGCCAAAGTTGCGGGAATCTACCGGCTGAGCTGACCCGCACGATACAGGCTGTATTCGAGATCCGTGAAACTGTCGACGCGCAGGTTTCTTTCCAGGTCTTCCCTATCCGGCATGTCACCTCTGGAAACGACTATGCTGCACTTCGAGGGCGCTGTGATTTCCCCCACCAAAAGCCTGCGACCAGTGTACTCGATGAAAACGACAATCTCCGTCGGGTCATCCATACCGTCAAAAATCTCGCGCTCGATCCCGTTCAGCCTGCGCGAAGCGTCATGTCGCGCCATCATTTCCTCATCCCATTCCCGCTTATCGCGCGAATCCCAGCCAAGGTGCGCCTCCAGTGTTCCCGGCTTATAGAAGAATTCCGGCGGGCGCTCCCGCTTGTAGCTGCTGAATGAGACCAAACGCTCTTTTATCAAATCCTCGCATACCGAAACCATCCGCGCCTCAAATCTGTAGTTGGCACTAAAGTACCACCCCAAACCGGCAACAATCCCGGCAACCGATACAACCCCAATAAACCTATTCATTTCCACCCCCAGGACATAAAGCGCCCCACCAATTTAACAGGTGTAGTCGTATTCGAACTGCGTCTTCAGCAGCAGGCGCCCGCCGGTGATCGTGCACCCCCTTTGGGCCAGATAGGCAGTGGCGGCAGGCCGAAACTCTGGGTCAGTCGTCCAGCGATCACGCGCCAGATAGAAGGTTGCGCCCTGCCGTGCACCTTCCGCGGCCGCCGTGTCGACCGAGGTGGCGATCATCATCTTGCCGATGTCCGGTTTGTCAAAGATCCGCCATACCTGCCCTTGGATTGAATACACCTTCAACTCATCCGCTTTGTATGTGTCGAGCACGTAATTCATCTTCGGACCACACCCGCCCAAAGCGATGACCCCGACAAACACCAACGTCGCAATGCGGTTCATGAAACCCTCCCACCAGATGCAATGAGCCGACTTTCGGACTTTACCCGCCTTAAATCAAACTCCGATTTGCACCCCCGAGACCCACGCCGCGCCACGCCAAGAACATGCCGCTCCGCAAATGTTATCTGCCAGATAACTTTCCGATTGACATATCCGCTATCTGATAGATAACTTCGCCCCACCCCACCCCGGCCACATCCCCCGTGATGCACCCGCCGGGACACCCCGCCCGCCGTCAGGCAGGCACTTTCCCTCTCGGCAGCACCCTGCGGGTGCGCCTGACGGGCAACGCACCCGCCTGAAGGCGGGCACTTGGATGGAGGCCATCATGGCACAACACGTTTCCAGCACCGGCGACGACCGCACGGCGAACAACGCCGTCCGGCACCAGTACCGGGTTCTTTCCGACGCCGAGAAAGCGCAGATGCAGCGCATTAAGGACATGGGCGCGGCACTCATCACCGAACTGCATGTGATCGGCGGCACCGACCCGACCCTCGATCGCTTCGCTTCGCGCGACCTGTCGCTGGCAAACACCCACATCGAGGACGCCGTCATGCGCGCCGTCCGCCACATCACGCAGTGAGGTGGCGCCATGCAACGCATCCCCCGCGATTTCACCGCCGACCTGGTCGTACCGCCCTCGGGCGCGGTTGACCGGATCACCAGTCTGGACGCCTGGCTGCGGCTGAAAGCCCGCCAGCAGCTCGAAGACGGCACCAGCGCCGCCATCGACCCCCAGCGCCTCTCGCGCCTCCTGCGCCTGCCCACCGCCGTGCCCGATCCGGTCAACGAAATCGACGCCGCCCTTGCCCGCGCCCTGCCCGCCACCCGCGCCGCCATCGCGCGGCACCGGTCGGAAGGCGGTGCCGCATGACCAAAGACAGCGAACTGCCGACCAAAGGAGGCTGTGATCAGGAATGGACTGGGACGGACTCCGTTTGTGTAACCGGCATATTTCCGGACGACCCGGACAACATACCTCTCGCCGCCCCCAACGGTTTTATCTGGATGATAGGCGGAGAATGGCACGGCACCTACGACCGATACGCCTTCATTCAAGCACGCGTTAGCATCGAAGGCGAAACCCTCGACTTCGAAATGACATCCGATGAGGCCATCGCCCTGCGCGAACTTCTCGACCGCGCAATACAGACAAGCAAAAAGCTTACACTCGACGACGATCCACCCCTCTCGGCAGCATCGCAAAGCGATGCGCCTGCCGGGGGTCACCTCGCAAGCGAGGTGACGACATGACCCCGCATGACCAATGGGGCGGTCAGCAGATCGCCGAACACACCAACGGCACCAGTGATGTGGGAATGGAGGACCTCGGCATGGGTGAGGCGCCGCGCGACATCACCATCGATGGCAACCAGTGGTCGGGCAGTTCGTCCGGCCCCCGCCCCATCCACAAGGTCCCCCAGCGCCTGCACCTCTCCGCCCTGGCCGCCGAGGTTGCAGAGCGCGAGGCCGCCCGGCGCAGGCGCCGCCGCTGGGCCTTTGCCCTGCCCATCCTCGCGATCCTCGCGCTGACCGCCGCGCGCCTGACCCTCGGGGCGCCGTGATGAAGACGATCCTCAGCATCGTCGCGGGCGTCCTGCTGATCGCCACCGCCGTCATGGCGCTGATGCTGGGCCGCGAATGGCCCGTCATGCGCCGCGGCGAACGCCAGGCCGCGGTCTGCCTGGTCGCCCTCTTCGCCGCCGTCACGGCGGGCCTGACCCTCTACGCACGAGGCCTGCAATGACCCCCGCCGAGGCCACCGTCACCCTGCACCTGTGCCCGCCGGACTACCCAGACACATTCAACCCGTTCGACTGCGCGCATGCGCCTTCGATGCAGATCTCCGACACCTCGATCCGGTGGAAGCCGAAGGGCGGCGGAGAGGTCGAGGTGCGCCATGCCCGCTGTCTTGCCTGCGGAGCACCGATCGGCACCGGCGAGCACGGCAACATCTTCGTCGACATCGGCCACCTGTTGCAGATGGACATATGCCAGGCAGGACCGTTCCGCCGCCGCCTGATCGAGATGCAGAACATCTACCTCCAATGGGCAGCGGTGATCTTCGGCCCGGATGGATGGAAGGGCGACGAGGACCACCGCGAACTTGCCGCGATGATCGACCCGCACCTGACCATGCGTGTCGAGCCCGCAGGGCAGCACGGCGACGGCACGGCCTTCGTCCGCGTCCACATCGACGAAGACTACTGGCCCCAGCCAGCGCCGGAACCAGACGCACCGGCCCAGGCGGAGATGAACCTATGACCCCCGCCGAAGCCCGCGCAATCCTCGCCCTGCCCGCCGATCACGACGACGCCACGATCCGCGACGCCGCCCGCCTGCTGATCGAGGTGGGCACCCCCGACGAAATCAAGGACGCCCGCAGGTTCATCAGCTTTGGCCTGCGCCACCAGCCAGGAACGCCGCAATGACCGAAACGACGATGACACTCACCGGGCCGGACGGGCAGACCTCCGAACCCTTTTCGCACGAGGACATGATCGGGGCCATCAACGTCGCGAAGGAAGGCAACGACCCGCTCTACATCAAGGCCGCTGCGCTGGTGATCCGTGAAGGCAAGTGCAGCACGTCCTACGTCCAGCGCGAGCTCGGGATCGGCTACAACCGGGCCGCCCGCATGGTCGAGACGATGGAGGATCGCGGCATCGTCAGCCCCGCCAGCCAGGTCGGCAAGCGTGACGTCGTAGCGCCAGAGGATCTGCGCAAGGCCATCGCCATCGCCTACCAGGCACAGGGCCAGATCACCCGCGCAATGGCAGAGGCCACCGCCCACCTGCCCGGGCGCACCCCGATGAAGGAAACAGAGGCCGACCGCGCCGTCACCGACAATGCCTACGGCGTCGCGGCGGGAGAGCTGAAACAGTTCATCGAACGGGTCGAACGGCTCGAAGAGGAAAAGGCCGAGATCGCCGGGCAGATCAAGGAGGTCATGGCCGAGGCCAAGGGGCGCGGCTACGACACCAAGATCCTGAAAAAGCTCATCGCCCTGCGCAAGCGCGACCCCGACGACATCGCCGAGGAAGAGGCGTTGCTGGACATGTACAAAGCCGCGCTTGGCATGGGCTGACCCGCCATCCCCACCCAGAAAGGAAATCCCATGACGACGCTCGAAGATCTCCGGAACGCCCGCCAGGCGGAACTGCGGTTGGCGCAGGCACAGGTCGCCCTCTGCGACGCCCTCATGAAGCACGCTCGCACGCTGGAGGCGGACCGGCTGGCAATGGACGTCGAGACCGACAGCAAGGGCAAACTGTCGATCATGCTGCGCCTGGACAACACCGCCGCACCGATCAGCGCCCCAGCCGCCACAAAGCCGGGCGACTGGACCGACGACGAGGACATGACCCTGCTGGCCGAGGCCGAGAAAGGCACGCCGGTCAAACAGATCGCGGCCAGGGTCGGGCGCAGCTGGCAGGCCGTGGCCAAGCGGCTCAAGACCCTGAAACAGGCACAGGACGAAGAGAGCGGCGAACCGGAGCCCACGCCTGCCCCCGCGCCTGCGGCATCGCCCGCCGCAACCACCCGCGACCCCGGCGAAACCGGGCTGGCCATTTCCCTCGACGGCCTCGGCACGATCCGCGAAAAGGCCGCCGAACGCCGGATGCGGGCCATCGGCTACCCGGCCCCGCACAGCCCGCAGTCGGATCTGAAACTGGTCGAATCCATCATGCGCGGCGATGGCATGAGCCATGCGGCCAATAAGGCTGGCATCCATAAAAACGACGCCAGCCAGCGCTGGAAGTCCCTGATGCCCGAGGTGACGATCGAGAACCAGACGGCCCTGCTGACCGTCCTGCGCCTGCGCGACGAACTGGACCGCGCCAGCGGCCAGGCGGCGTGATGCACCCCCATGCGTGACACCTTCGAGTTTCCCGACCCCCAGCCGATGCCGCAGGACGCCCTGCCGCCCATGATCATCGACAGCTTTGCCGGCGGCGGCGGGGCCTCGACCGGCATCGAAATGGCGCTGGGGCGCAGCCCGGACGTGGCGATCAACCACAACCCCGCCGCGCTCGCCCTGCACGAGGCCAACCACCCGGACACCCGGCACCTGATCAACAGCATCTACGCCGTCGATCCGCGCGACGTTGTGCCCAAGGGGCGGCGGGTCGGGCTGGCCTGGTTCTCGCCCGACTGCAAGCATTTCAGCAAGGCCAAGGGCGGCACCCCGGTCAACAAGAACATCCGGGACCTGGCATGGGTCGTGATCCACTGGGCCGAGCGGGTCGCGCCGGACGTGATCATGCTGGAGAACGTCGAAGAGTTCCAGGATTGGGGCCCTGTCCGCCACCGCCACACCGGCGGCAGGAAATCCACCAACCCGCCCCGGTCACTGGACGAATGGAAGGCCGCCCCGCCAGAGGTCAGGGGCACGCCGGTCTATGACGACAAGGGCGCGCCGGTCATGGAACCCTGCCCCCTGTCGCGCGGACAGGAGTTCGAGCGTTGGGTGCGCGCCCTGCGCCGCCTGGGCTACAAGGTCCAGTGGAAGATCCTGCGCGCCTGCGACTACGGCGCGCCCACGATCCGCAAGCGGCTGTTCATCATCGCCCGCCGCGACGGCCTGCCGATCATCTGGCCGGAACCGACCCACGGCGACCCGGCGTCGAAGCCCGTGAAACAGGGCAAGCGCAAACCGTGGCGCACCGCCGCCGAGTGCATCGACTGGTCCGTACCCTGCCCCTCGATCTTCGACACCAGCGACCAGATCAAGGCCAAGCTGGGCATCACGGCCAAGCGCCCCCTGGTCGCGAACACCCTGAAACGCATCGCGCGCGGGATGCAGCGCTATGTCCTGCAGGCCGAAGAACCGTTCATCGTCAACCTGACGCATGGCGCCCGGATCGAAGCCGCCAGCGACCCGTTCCGCACCATCACGGGCGCCAACCGGGGCGAGAAGGCCGTGGTGGCGCCCAGCATCACCCGGTTCAACTCCGGCGCCACGGGCCAGCGGCTGGACGATCCACTGGCCACCGTGACCGCAAACAGCTTCATCAAGCGCCCCGGCGGCGCGGCACCCCTCGGGCTGCTGGCCCCGACG